ACGCCAAGGCCGACCAAGCCACAACCTACACTGAAACAGAAGTTGACGGGTTGCTTGACGACAAGGCGGCCATAGCCGGTGGCGCAGCTGCCAACTTCACAGCCATGCCACAAGTCGGCGGCGATCCTATTGTTGAGAGTGGGAGTAATGCGGATGGGGAGTGGACTCGGTGGGCTGATGGGACAATGCTATGTGGTATAACTGCTACCCAAATTGTTACTCCATATACTAATGGAACCATTGTCAATACGTTTTCTTGGCCCTCCACTTTTATTACCGCAGCGGATATTAGTTCAGTCTGTACTATTGTCGGTACTTGGACAGAACACCATTCAATCAACATGGGTGCGGGTGAAGTAACCACTACGCAATCAAACGAATTTAAGGCTAGATGGGTATCTAATGCCACCTACCCCGGCGGTACACTGTCTTGGGTTTATAATATCAATGTCATTGGCCGCTGGAAATAAACAAACAAACATAAGGAATACACTATGAAAATCACAGTAATCCCAACAGGCACACCCGTAACTCATTACGCTTTCAGTGGTGAGACTATTACTGCATTCTGCAAAGGTGAACAAGAAGACTTCGACTTGTCTTCACTTGTCGCCAGTGCAGAGTTTCAATCCGTTGTTGTAGACACACTGGATACGTCACCAAGTCAGGTTATCCGTAAAGCGTATCGTGATGAATCTGGGGAGTTGCATGTAACCCTATGCCAAGGCGTAGGCTCAGGTCATTGGGAAGCCTCTGACGAGCTAGACAGCGAAAGCTACAATCCAGATACCGTGTACGTAAAGCTGAATCAAGAGAAAGCATTCAGTGGTACACCTAAAGTAACGACTCGCCAAGGGGCCATGTAATGGGCCAAGTAAACGTAAAAAGCGCAGCCGTAATTCAGGAAGAGTTCCTGGCTTCTACCAAGTCTCGGCTTACCTCAGCTATCCAGTCCATGCTTGACGAGACGGCCAAGGAGAGAGGCTACGACAGCATCTTGAGCCTATGCACCTATGCCACATCAACCGCCGCAAAGTTCTCCGCCGAGGGTCAGGCTGGCGTGTCATGGCGTGATGAAGTATGGGCCAAGGGTTATGCCATTCTTGCCGATGTTGAGAGTGGAGCGCGGGCTATTCCGACAGTCGATGAGTTGCTTGCAGATTTGCCTGTATTTGTGTGGCCCACAGCCTAGTACGCCTATTCGGATATACGCGGGTGGTGTTGCGCCTGTGTGTTATAGCTTTCCTGATCAAGTCACGTTTGAGGATATACACGATGCTGAATAAAACACACGCAGAACACTCTGTCATTGCGGTTATTATTCAATTGTGCCTATGGCCTGTGTTTGGGCTATGGGCATCCGGTTCAATTGCTATCGCTCTTCTATTGGGGCGTGAGATAGCACAGCATGAATACAAATTGGCTATAACCCGTGGCTGGTTATGGGGTGAAGTTAAACCTGTGAAGTGGCATGAAGGACTTGTTAAAGGTTGGTCAAGAGATTCATTGCTTGATGTTATTGTACCAACATTAACATGCTTATTTTTTGCTGTTTTATATTACTATACATAATTCGTTATAAATAAGTGTATGAACATAAAGGATAGAGAATAGATATGTCAACACCATCAAACGTAACATTAAGAATTGATATTGGGCGACCTCTTTATTATGAGGAACTTGATACTAATTTTCAAGAACTGAAATATGTTATTGTTGAGTCTAATGAGCATATTGCATCAACCACAGCTCATGATGCTTCTGATATTGTTTATTCCAATGCTAATTTGAGTGCAAGTAATGTTGAAGAAGCTCTTAATGCTTTGGGTGTTGAGTCTAATGAGCATATTGCCTCAACTACAGCGCATGACGCTTCGGATATTGTTTATTCCAATGCTAATTTGAGTGCAAGCAATGTTGAAGAAGCTCTTAATGCTTTGGGTGTTAAGAATAATCTTTCTGCTACTTCTGATCCAACGGTTAACAACGATACCTCAGAAGGGTATGCAGCATTTTCACGTTGGGTCAATACATCAAACAACGAATACTTTTTATGTCTTGATGCAACCAATGGTGCGGCTGTGTGGTTCAAGTCATCACTCACGTTAGACGAATTGGGAACGGCTGCACTTGTTGACATGGGGGTTAGTGCTTCACAAATCAGAACAAACACGCAAAATGAAACTTTATTCTTATCTGAAACTGATGTTGGTAGTGCTGCTTTTGTTGACATGGGTGTTAATCCTTCACAAATCAGAACAAATGCAGAGAATGAAGCATTATTCACAGATGAAACAGAAACAACAAAGGCTGACGTAGGTTTAGGTTCTGTAGACAACTACAGCAGGGGCGACTATGACGCTCGTTATCTGGCTATTGGAGCTAAAGCTGCTGATTCTAATAAACTTGATGGCGTTAATAGTACTCAGTTTTTAAGGTCCGATACTACAGATTACTTGACCGGTAAATTGCGGCTTAGAGGGGACATTGAAAACGAAAATAATTACAGAGACCATGGTGTTTACGGTGATTATGACTCCCAGAAAACAAACCATATATGGTCTATGGGTTCCCAGTATCGTGTTCCTGCAGATGGTTCAAACTTTGGTGATTTGTACGGCCTTGCTTACAAGCACACTGATAACTCTACCGGCGGTGCAATGGCAGGCGGTCATCAGATGGTGTGGTGTGCTGGTGGCACTCCTCGTGCCGCCATGGGTGACGGGATCTGGACAAGCGGTAACGTTACTGCCTACTCAGACATCCGAGTAAAGACAAATATTAATGTTATACCTGAAGCAATAGCCAAAGTTAAACAGTTGTCTGGTTACACGTATGAACGCACAGACATCAAAGATGACATGACTGGTGAAGCAGTTAAGCAAACAGGTGTAATAGCACAAGAAGTAATTAAGGTTTTACCAGAAGCTGTGACTGGTGGACCTACAGAAAATGATCCAGAAGGTCATTACTCTGTTGCTTACGGAAACATGATTGGGTTGTTGATTGAATCCATTAAAGAACAGCAGACTCAGATTGATGAACTAAAACGGAGAATTGGGTAATGGCTTTACAAACGTCAGGTTCAATCAGTCTTGAGGATATAGAGTCAGAGTTTGGTGGTGGCAATCCTATAAGCATTGGTGATTATTACAGAGGTGGGTCTTACGTACCCGCCAGTATTACAACAAGTACTGTATTAAGAGAGCCTTCTAGTGGTGAAAATTACATAGGAAGTAATACGTCTTGGCGCTTGATGAGCGGTGCATACAATCGTACAATAGTTTTTTGGGGAGGCCAACAAATATATCAGTCTAATGACAACACGTTAAGCTCTGTTGTGATTAACGGTAAGACGTATTACAAAGGAACCCTCAGACAACAAGACGCTGTGCCTTACGGGTCTAATCAGTTTTTATTCGTAAATTCTCACGGTATTTACCGCTCAAGCGGATCAACTACCACAACGTCTGTGAATCAGGATGTACCTACGTCTGGACAAATAAGTTTATCTGATTTTTATGGTGGTAGAAAAACGTAGGTAATAGTAAGTTTTATGAAATAATGTAAAGTAATAAAGTATTGTAAGCCCATACACATTACGCATTCAACGGAGAGACTATTACCGCATTCTGCAAAGGTGAACAGGAAGACTTCGACTTGTCTTCACTTGTCGCCAGTGCTCAGTTCCAGTCTGTTGTTGTAGACACACTGGATACATCACCAAGCCAGATCATCCGTAAAGCATACCGTGATGAATCTGGGGAGCTACATGTAACTCTATGCCAAGGCGTAGGCTCAGGTCATTGGGAAGCATCTGACGTACTGGACAGCGAAAGCTACAATCCAGATACCGTGTACGTGAAGTTGAATCAAGAAAAAGAATTCAGCGGTACACCTAAAGTAACTACTCGCCAAGGGGCTGTGTAATGGGATCAATCAATGTTAAATCAGCAGAGGTTCTTGCAGCCGAGCAAGTAGAAGCTAATCGCACGGCTTTGAAAACTACTCGTGACGCAGACCTAAAGGCTATTACTCACACGTTAGAAGACGGGGCAATTGTGCAAGTGCGCCCAGAAGATTTGGCTAACCTTAGAATGGCTATCAATGAAGGCTTGAACGAAGATTGGGTCATGGATAACAACGATGTGCGAGAACTCACGATAGCAGAAATGGAAGAGTGTCTTCTCTCTGGTATCGCACAAGGCAAAGTTATTTGGAAAACTTACACAGACGGAATAAAAAATCTATGAAATTTAACAAAACCGCGTTTGGAGTAGGACTTTTTGTTGTTATTCTCATTTTTGCAGGATATTCAGCGAAGTCAAATGCCGATTCTATTCACCTTGGACTTGGTAAGACATTTGTTAACTCTTCCCTTGCGATTGGTGAGATTGGGTACGAAAAAAATAACTTTGAAGTTCAAGCATCACTAATGGAAGATGGTTCAACCAAAAATGGCCAACAAGATAAAATGCAGATTTATTCTGTGTCTTATCTAACTAAGCCACAATGGGGATATAAAGGAATTGAGCCTTATGTTCGGTTGGGTTTGAGTTATAATGATGGAAGTGAACTTGTTGGAAGAACAAACTTTCGATTGGGTCTTGGTTTAGACTTTAATGAAGTATTACGTGTGGAGTATGTGCATCATAGTTCTGCGGGCATTCACAATCCAAATACAGGCATAGATTATATTATGCTAAATTATACGGTACAAGCGCCATGGTAATTCTTATTACATTCCTATTAGGAATATTTTTAATCCCATCATTGATTGGGATTTTGTTCATTTTTCACGTTTTTATTCGTGCAAAGAAATCACCAGCCGATAAGTCTAATCGCATCAATCATTTCAGACTTGTGTGGTTCGCACACTGACACGAGAAAATTTGTTTGTTCATCATTTTCCTTGGATGGAAAATGATGAACATGATAATGTTACTAAATAGAGTGATATAGAGAAACATAAGGAATATCGAAAAATGTCGGCTATAATTACGAACGATCACAGAATTGTTGCAGCGGATTATTTTCAGAATGATCTAAGAACCATACCCACCTATGTTTTTGTCGGTGGTACAAGTGAATGGGCAGATGAAAATGCACCGCCAAGCATTACAGATTCTGTTTTAGATAAAGTATTTCTTTACGATGAACTGATTGGTGCGAAAAGAATTCAATCCGCTGACGTGATTTCGGTTCTTCCTAGAATTGACTGGCAAGACAGTGTTGTGTTTGATGAGTACAGAGATGACGTAAATTTAATTGACGAAAACAATCCAGACACAGGCGAAGCTTATAAGTTTTATGTTATTACAGATGAGTTTAATGTTTATAAGTGTATTTCTAATAACTACAGAAATGTGTCTACTATAAAACCTTCTGGTACAACCATCAACACATTTCAAACTCCTGATGGGTATTTGTGGAAGTATATGTATACTGTTCGTTCACCAGATGCGTTTTCTTATATGACACCAAGCTGGATTCCATGTTATACACTTTATACAAATAACGGATCAAGTCAATGGTTGGTTCAGCAATCTTCTGTTGAGGGTACTATTGACCACATCTATGTCACGGGTAGTGGTGCTAACTATACCAGTTCCAATCCACCAACTATTCAGATAACCGGAAATGGCAGCGGTGCAACAGCGATTGCACAAATTAATGATGCTACTGGCCTTATTGAATCTATCACAGTCACTGACGTAGGTTCTGGTTACTCACAAGCCTCTGTGGTGGTTTCCAGCAACGGGGATGGCGTAGGCGCTACCGTTGTACCAGTAGTGTCACCAATCAACGGCCACGGTCATGATGCGAGGTCTGAGCTTGGTTCTATCTACAAGATGATTCGAGTTGTGTTTGAAGGTGACGAAGGTGGGATTTTGCCTACGGGTATCAACTACAGAAAAGCAGGCATTTTATCAGTTCCTAAGCTTGCAAGTGAAACAGGTGTTGTTTTGGCGCTGGGTGATGTTTCTTTTTATCAACCAAACGAAACCATTGTTGGGCAGAAATCAACAGCAGAGGGGACGATAGTTTCTGTTGATCAAAACAAAAACTATGTATACCTTTCTAATGTAACAGGGTCATTTACACAAAACGAAAACGTAGAATCTCAGACATACAACACAACACAAATATTTGGTGTTTTTTCGGATGAAAGCTTACCTATTACAACCGCAGTTGTTGCATCCTCAAGTATTAAGTCTTTGTCTGGTGAGCTTCTTTACGGTTCTACTAGAGAGAAGATTACAAGGGGTTTGAACCAATCTGAGGAAATTCGTTTCGTTCTTTCGTTCTGAACTTCGATTTGTACTAAGATTCTAAGGTATAAATACAATGTATATACAGAATCATAATTAGGATAGTTACAAATGACAATAGTAGATAAATCACGTAGCCCGTACTTTGATGACTACAATGAAGATAAAGGGTTTCAAGAGGTCTTGTTTGTCCCTTCTCGCGCTGTGCAAGTACGTGAGCTTAATCAAATCCAAAGTATGTTCTATGAGCAGATTAATCGCTTTGGTGATCATGTCTTTGAAGATGGGTCTGTTGTTATTCCGGGCGAAAGCAACTATGATCTAGAACTAAAATACGCCAAAGCTACAATAGACAACTTTGCTAATGTGGTTCAGTTTCTGGGTGGGTCTAACCTCAGACTCGTTGGCACATCTGGTATTACTGCAAATGTCAAGCTGTTTCGTCAACCTGACGGTACAGACCCATCCACATTTTTCCTAGAATATATTCAACCATCTACCGATGGCCTTGAATCTACTTTTGCTGATGCAGAAGTTGTTACTCTTTTTAATGGTACAACCGAACTCACAACCGCTATTATTAGTGAAACAGGACTCGGTTCAAAGTTTACTATTGATTCTGGTGTGTATTACATTAAAGGTCGATTTGTTCTTGTTGAGCAACAAACCGTTATTCTTGACAAATACAGTTCAACACCTTCAAAATCTGTGTGTATCGAATATAATGAAGTAGTGGTCACTGAAAATGATGATAGTTCATTATTTGATAACGCTCAAGGCACAACTAACTTTACTGCTCCCGGCGCTCATCGTCTAAAAGTTGATACAAATCTAGTGGTTGTTGATCTTGCCGATTTACCAACTATTCCAGACAACTATGTTGAGATATTCCGTGTAGATAATGGTAATAATCAAAAAACTTATCGTGGGCCTGATTATAGTGTTTTGGGTGATGCACTAGCACAAAGAACATATGAAGAGTCTGGTGATTACACTGTAAAATCTTACAAGATTGGATTTGGTACACACAATGAAATATTCAATTCTGTTGATGAAACTAAGTTTGGTATCGAGTTAGACCCCGGCATTGCGTATGTTCGTGGTTACAGAGTAGAGACTAATTCAAAGACAAAAATTGTTGCTGACAAAGCTCGTGATACTGGTGTAATCAACAACAGTTCAATTTCTGGTGGGCTTGGTTATTATGTTGAGGTTGAAAACCTTTCTACACTTCCTAGCATAACTGCGTTGCAGTCTGTAAACTTTAAAGATTCAGGTGGTAGTATTATCGGTACTGCTAGAATTCGTTTTATTTCAGAAACAACATCTGGTGTGTTTAGGTTGTACCTGTTCAACATAAAGAATGTTGCAGGTCTTCGTACTACCTCATTTATTTCAAGCGCAACCGTCATTGATTCTACAGACACAGTATCATTTACTTGTGATATCATTGATGCTCTTATTAAGGAAGCCTCTTTTAATAGTTTGATTTTTCCTATGAACGTTGAGTTTGTAAAGACTCTGAACGTCAATTCAGGGTTTTCTGACACAAGCTATGCTTCTGTTAAGCAGTTGACCAACACAACCGACACATCCGGTCAAGTCACATTCAGCGCAAATTCAAACGAAGTTTTTGTTTCTCAAGATGCTCGTTATGCGATTGGTTATTATACAGATACCAACGAAGCTTTTGATGTGGCAAGTAATGTCACTTTAAGCGGTACACCAACAGGATCAGTTATTACTATTTCCTTGGGTGTTGGTAATGCTTCACGCCCTATTCGTGTAAATCTACAAGTTGCTAAACAGGAAGTTGTTCAGAAGATCAAGAGCAAGCAAACAATTACTATTACAGGAAGTTTAACTTCTGGTGTGTTGTCACTTGGAAAAGCTGATGCTTACAATATTGTTTCTGTTATAGATAATGACTCAAACGATGTTACTAGCTTGTTTACACTAAACACCAACAAAACACAGTCATTTTATGACATCTCTACGGTATCCACTTCATCTACCATAAGCCAACCAATCACTGTAACCTTTGATTTCTTTTCACATGGTTCTGGTGATTACTTTGGCCCTGATTCTTACGTGGATATTGCCTATGAAGATATCCAAACAGAAAATGGTACTCGTTTGTCTGATGTTCTTGACTTTAGACCCCGTATTAATGATGCAGGGACTGGTTTTACTGGTACTGGTTCTTCCGTTGGTAATATTCCGACACCATTTACTATTATCAGAGCAGACCTTGAACATTACTTGAAGCGTATTGACAAAGTATATTTGAATGCTAGTGGTGATTTTGGTGTTAAGAAAGGTATTCCCTCTATTGAACCAACAGCGCCCTCAGACCCTTCTGAGGCAATGGTTCTATACACACTATACGTTCCCCCTTATACGTTCAATATCTCTGACGTACAGGCTGAGAGGGTCAATAATCGCCGTTATACCATGAGTGATATCGGTAATATTGAAACTCGTCTTTCTAACGTTGAATATTATGTTAGCCTTACGCTTTTGGAGCAAGAGGCTGATGCTACACAGGTTGCTGATCCAGTGACTGGCGCAAACAGATTTAAGAATGGATTTTTGACAGATCGGTTTATTGATCATGGTGTGGCTGATTTTTCATGGGAAGGTTATCACGTAGCAATCTCTGACGAAGCTGGCGAAATACGCCCTGAATTTTCTTTGAACGCAATTGACTTGCAGTATGTGAGTTCAGAATCCAGTAATGTTGTTATCAATGATGACATTATTACTTTGCCATACGATCATGTTTCTTATGTAAGACAGAATCTAAGTTCAGAAACTATGAACGTTAATCCATATGCTATCTACAGATGGACAGGTACGCTAAAACTGACTCCATCAATGGATTCTTGGATTGATACACACTACAAAGCCCCAGAAGTAACGTATCGTATCTTTAATAACGGTCAACTTACTCAGTCATGGAAGTCATGGCAGCTAAGTTGGACAGGTTCATCCACTACAGAAACCAGAGATTTTAGTAGAACTTCTGCACCACATACTGTGTGGAACAGAAATCGTGGTTTCCGTATGAGAACCACTGATACTTTCAGAACCACCACAACCAACAGAACCAATATTGATGTGGTTAATGATCGAGTTATTGATACATCTGTCATTCCGTTTATGCGTAGCATTGATGTTGATTTGGCTGGTAAGGGTAATAGACCTAATTCTATCATGTACTTCTTTTTTGATGAAACAAGTATTGACGCTTATGTTAAGCCTGATGGTGGAAACTTTGGCGATCCTGTTTTTGCTGATGCGAACGGTTCTTTCAATGCTACTTTCAAAATTCCAAACAATGACGTACAAAGCTTTAGAACTGGTGAGAAAACGGTTATTGCTACTGATGAAGTGGATAATCAACAACAGTTGTCTACTTCATACGCGCAGTCATTGTTTACAGCAACAGGCACCCGACAAATTAGAAGACAAACTATTACAGCCACACGATCTATCAACTCAAACACAAGATTGACCAGACGTGTATGGAGTGATCCATTAGCTCAATCTTTCTTAGTCGAAAGAAAAGGTGGTATGTTTGTTACTAAAATCAACACATTCTTTAGTACAAAGGATGATAATGTTCCTGTAGCTATTCAAATTCGTGAAATGGAAAATGGCTTCCCAACACAGAGAATGGTTCCCGGTGGTGAAAAGCTTTTGAATCCATCTGAGGTCACTCTCACAACAGATGCGACAACACCAACCACGTTTGAATTTGATCATCCTGTTTATCTTGAGGACGGAAACGAGTATTGCTTTGTGTTGATGTCAAACTCTAATGCATACAATGCTTATATTGGTCGTATGGGTAAGCAAGACCTACAAACTGATCAGTTTATTGTTAGACAACCTTATGCTGGTGTTCTTTTCAAGTCTCAGAATAACTCGACTTGGACAGAAGATCAACAAGCTGATTTACAATTTGAAATTTTTGTTGCTAAGTTTGATACTAGCGTGACTGGTATTGTGGTAACAGAAAACAAAGACCTTGCTATGATCAGGCTTCCAAGTAATCCTATTACTACAGAACTTGGTTCTAGTGATGTTATTGTTAATCGTGAAAATCATAACTATGTATTGGGTACTCAACTTACCATTACGGGAGCTACGGCAGCGAATAACATCACAGCTAATGAATTGAATGATTCACATACTGTTATTGAAGTTCTTGATCCTAATCGGGTTAAAATAACAGTAATAAGTGTTGCGGATACTAGCGGTGATATTGGTGGGGGTTCTGTTGAGGTTTCAGACACCATTCAGGCTTCTTTGATCAATCCAAACATTCCTGTGATTGACTTGACAGATACTAATGTTGCGTTTTTTGCAAAGGGAACCACTGGTAAGTCCATTAATGGCTCAGAAACACCTTATGCTGTTCAATCTCTTTATAGTCCTGTTGATAATGAAACTATCAACCAAGTTAGTTTTCCATTGTTGATAACTAACAGAAACGATGAAGTTTTCAATGCAAGCAATCAACGAACGTTTAAAATGCTTATGGAATTGACATCTACAAACGAAAACGTTTCTCCTGTGATTGATATGAGTGGTGCTAGTGTTATCACACCATTCTCACAAGTTACATACAATCAAACCACAGAAGCAGATGGTTCCAATAATTGGGCAAACTACAGAACACGAGTGAATCCTTTGGATAGTCCTTCTGATATGTTTAAGATATTTCTTGACATTAAGAGTGTTAATTCATCCAATGTTATTATATCTGCGAGAGTAGCCAACAGTGAAGAAGAGCTTCAAGATTCTGTATGGGTAGAAATTCCAAACACAACGGTTGACACCCCATCTGATGGTAACAACTTTTATGAGTATCAATATGAGAAGACTGGGTTTTCAGAATTTTCATTCTATCAGATCATGATCCAATTGAAATCTGAAAGTGCGGTATTTTACCCAACATGCAAGCGTCTTCGCGTCATTGCATTGTCTGACTTCTCCTAAAGGGGATCAGACAATGCATAGGGTAGAAGGTAAAGAGAACTTGTATAAAGACCCAGATTCAGGGGCTATAATAAACAATGATAAAAATTCTTACGAATTGGCTAAGGCTAACAAAAGAAGAATTCTTAAAGAAAGACAGAAACAACAAAGTCTTGAAGAAAGAATCGAATACCTTGAATCAATCATCAAAAGGATGGCAGAAAAAGATGGGATTTGAAAAAGCATTTGATCATATCATTCTGGTTGAAGGTGGTTATTCCGATAACCCTTTTGACTCGGGTGGAAAAACCAAGTACGGAATTACTGAACAATTGGCTCGAAGGTATGGGTATGTTGGTCGCATGAAAGACATGCCTCTAAGCAAAGCTAAACAAATCTACAAAACACAATTTTGGGATAAGCTGATGCTTGATGATGTGTCTGTGATCTCATACGACATCGCTCACGAGATGTTTGACACTGGTGTAAACATGGGTAGGGCTAGAGCAGGAACCTTCTTACAGAGGTCTTTAAACGTACTAAACAACAAACAATCTATCACTCCTGATATTGGTGTTGATGGTTTAGTTGGTGGAAACACACTAAAAAGCCTAAAAGCCATTTATTCTAAGCGCGGTGATAAAGTTCTTTATAAAATGCTCAACTCTTTGCAGGGTGCTTTTTACATAGATCTTGCAGAACGAAGAGAAAAAGACGAAACGTTTATGTATGGCTGGTTCAAAAATAGAGTGAGCTTCTAATGGCAATTCTTAATAGAAATGATTTCAAACAATATTGTTTAAGAAAACTGGGTTCGGGTGTAATAAAAATAAATTGCAGCGACACACAAGTTGAAGATCGTATTGATGATGCGCTTGAACGATTTCAGGAAGAACATTATGATGGAACCGAAGAAACTTGGCTTGCGTATAAGATAGTACAAGATGATATTGATAATGGATATCTAACCATTTCTGACGATATTCTAACTGTTGTTGAAACTATGAATTTGGGAATGACTACCAATGATATGTTTTCTTATCAGTACAAATTTGCTATTCAGAATTTATCACCTTTTCAAACGCTTGATATGGTTAATTACTTCATGGCAATAACCAACATCAATCAAGTTCATGATATGGTGAATGCAAGCCCTAGAATTGAACATACACGATTTATGAACAAGGTTCAATTGTATAATGGCTTCTCCGATTTACCTGTAGATAGTGTTATTGGTTTGAGAGTGTTTAGAATAATTGACCCAGAACTTCACAAAAGCATCTACACTGATATTTGGTTAAAGAAGTATGCTACTGCGCTAATCAAGATGCAATGGGGCAACAACATGAAAAAGCATGGTGATGTTCAGTTGTTGGGTGGTGTTACTGTAAATGGTCAACAGTTTTATGATGAGGCTATAGCAGAAATTGAAATACTTGATCAAGAGCTACTGACAAAATATTCTGAGCCAGTTGATTTTTTCACAGGCTAGACTTCTTAGTCGGTTAACTTTTATAAATATACACTTGTAGATGGCAAATATTATGAGTAAACAATGTTAGACAATACAGAACAAACAACACTTGATATAAAAAAGAGAAAATTCAGAAGAAACGCGGCTATTACGTCTTTTGTTTTTCTTATATTCATATGCCTGTTTTATATGATCGGTAGTTTGTATATGAGCTTAGATCAAGCAAATATTTTAGAACAGTTTAATGCTATTATCATTACTCAGTGCGCTGTGTTTGCTTCTATTATACTTGGTCATCTTGGTTTTGATTATCTGGCAAAAATATAAAAACAAAAATATAATAAAAATAAACTTATGGGCCTCTTTTGGCCCTTTTTTATATCTGTTATAAATAGAAGTATAAACACCACAAATGTGTGCTACTTATATGATTAATCAATACGTTAGTAATTACAACGAAACAAGCGAACAAGACCTACAAGATGATCTTGTTGTTGAGGCTATCCAGATGAAAGGGGTGGATATGAATTATCTTCCTCGAACACTGGTTGATTATGATTACTTGTTTGGTGAAGACCCTAGTTCTGCTTTTAATGGTTCTTATACCATAGAAATGTACCCTGCTAATGTTGATGGGTTTGGTGGTGGTGGCGACATGATCACCACAATTGGTTTTGAAATCAAAGATACAGCTACATTCCTTGTTAGCAAGTCTCGATTTGCAGAAGAACTTCAACCACAAAGCATTACAAAGCCTATGGTGGGTGATCTTTTATACCTACCCATCACTCGATCATTTCTTGAAATCAAGCATGTAGAGGATGAGAGTCCGTTTTATGAGCTTGGTAAACAATACATCTGGGAAGTTAAGACAGAAACGTTCGAATTCTCTTATGAGAGTTTTGAAACAGGTGATTCAACAATTGATGATCTGATTAACAAAGATCTTATGTATTATGATCCTGAAACAGAAACAGAAGAATACGGAAAGAATGATGAAATTCAAACAGAGAGTGATACGTTTGTTGATTTTAACGAAAATGACCCATTTGGGGTAAAATAATATGGCAGCTTTAGACCAACACTTTTATCATAATTCTATTAGAACATACACAGCCGCATTTGGTACGATATTTAACAACATCTATATTGTGAGAAGTGACGGAAAGAAAATTAAAATTCCTTTGTCTTATTCATCCAGACAAAAGTTTGATATTACACAAAAGTATGAAGAAACTAATGCCCACATTAAAGTAAAGTTTCCAAGAATCGGTTTTGTTCTTACTGGTTGGAGTCGTGACCCACAAAGAATCCAAAACAAACATGACTTGATGTATCAACAAATTGACAGAACACAAGTAAACACAGTTAACAAACAGCTTAACAGAGTTCCTTATATTTTCAACTACCAAGTAACTGTAGGGACAAAAAACCTCGACGATATGTTTCAGATAATGGAACAAATCGCGGCGTGGTTTAATCCGTCATTGAATATCAACATCACAGAGAACCCAGATTTGGGTATTGAAACTTCTTTGAATGTTATGATGACAGATTCTAGTTTAGCAGATGATTATGAGGGGCAAATGGAAGATGAAAAAACACTGATATCTACATTCAATTTTGATGTAGAGGGATTCTTGTACATGCCAACAAGCAACCAAGGTGTTATCCAAAGCATCACCCTAAACTATTACGATTTAAACGATCCTGACACAATTTTAGAAACGGATATCATACCATGAGCAAGCGAGATAAAATCAACAAAGACATTGAAGCCTTTATTGGAATTGAGCATGATGTTGATTCTCATTTAGATGGTCTGGATGACGAATCAATACCTCGTGAAAGATTCGATTTGGTTGAATATAGTCCTGTTACATCCAAAGTGCCTGTAGAACAGCGTGAGAGTGATGTATACGATGATTACAATTACACTAGGACGGTTCTTAGGGGTTTGATAGAACGTGGTACAAGCGCGTTAGAAGGCTCTCTAATGCTTGCTAAGGAATCAGAGCATCCGAGAGCGTTTGAAGTCTCTAGCACACTGATGAAAAATATTTCAGAAATGAGCAAAGACCTCATGGAGCTACACAAACATCTGGAAAATGAGAAAGGTGCTGTATCTACTCCTAGCACAGTTCATAACACACAAAACAATTTCTACAACGAGAAACAACCAAAGGGTGTCGATGATCTTCTAGATGACCTAGATGACGATGACAAAAAATAATAATGCAAATACATCCATTTAATGTAAGAGAATTTGTAAAAGAAAATAGAACTCTTGTCAAGAAATATATCAGAAAGAATACTTATAGTGTTCAAGTTGATGATATATTTCTTGGCCCTGCTTACTATTATCAAAAAAATGAGCATATTCTTAATAAGAAAGAAAAGCCAGAATACTCATTGATGCAAAAACTTGAATACATTAAGTGTATGAATAATTGTGCCTATTTTACTAGAAAATATATAAAAATAATATCAATTGATGATGGTGTGATTCCTTTTGATTTGTATGACTTTCAAGAAGAATTACTGGATAAGTATCAAAAAAACAGATTTATAATAACTTTGCAGTCTCGCCAAAGTGGTAAAATGATTGATCTTGATACACCAATTATGACACCAAACGGGTTTGTTAAAAATGGTGATCTTAAAGTTGGTGATAAAATTTACGGTAGAAATGGAAAGACGACTGATATTACGTTCATAAGTGAACAACGTAATGATATGAATCAATATGAGCTTACTTTTGATAATGGACAAACAATAAAAGCTTGTGGTGAGCATCTATGGGCGTTTAAATCATCAAACAAGAACAAATTTGAATATGTACGCAATACAGAATATATGATTTCTGAATTTGATAATGTTAGAAAAAATAAAAAATCCGGTAGTTTATGGATTGATATTACAAATCCTTTAGAATTTGATCATAAACCTGTTTCGATTGACCCTTATACTTTGGGACTATGGATTGGTGATGGAGATTCTCAAGGCGGCTCTATTAGTAGTCATCTTGATGATTTTAATTTTTATAAGTCTGTTGTCAATGTTACAAAAGATGATAAATTTACACTAGACAAAAGAACAACACACACTGGTAGATTTAGAGTAGATGGGTTACACAAAGAACTTAGATTATCAAATTTAACCAATAATAAACACATTCCAGAAAATTACATCTATAATTCTAAAGAAGTGAGATTGGAACTCATTCGTGGGTTAATGGATTCAGATGGACATTGTAGTGAGTATGGTGCTTGTGAGTTTTATCAAAAAGATAAAGCGATTATAGATAAAGTTCGCCTTATACTATCTACACTTGGTATTAAATCAAGAATCAGAGAAAAGTATATTAGTGGTTATGGTGATCCTTATTATACACTATCATTTACTGTACCTGTTGATAAATTTGAGATATTCAAACTCCCAAGAAAATTAGAAAGGCAAGCTAATTGCAAATCACATCCCAAAAACGAAAGAATATATCTATCTTCTTATAAAAAACTAGAAAAAGAAGAAAAGGTTTATATGCAATGTTTGACGGTTGATGATGATGATCATATGTTTGTTTGTGGCGAAACTCTAATACCAACACACAATACACAGACTACTGCGGCATATATTCTTTGGTTTAATACATTCAATGATTCTAAAGATACAGCTATATTAGCA